TGGGTTTCTCAATGTTGCCGTATGGAATATTGAAGTCAGCGGGAGAAGCATATATATCTCCCTCGTTCATTATCTCCCTCGTGAATATGTCAGAGCAACCTCAACCGCAGTGTGCGAGTGGTGGTTCTGCAAAACCTCATCCATCGCAGTGTGCGAGTGGTGGTTCTGCAAAACCCCAACCTCAACAGCACTGTGTGCGTGTCGATTCTGCAAAACCTCATCCATCGCAGTGTGCGAGTGGTGGTTCTGCAAAACCTCATCCATCACAGTGTGCGCGTGTCGATTATGCAAAACCTCATCCTCAACCACAGCCTCGTGTGCATGTCGATTCTGCAAAACAAAAAATATCAGCGAAATAGGTTGATATTATTCATTTATAAAACTTTAAAACTTATTACATGCGTTTGGTATATCTTTATAATATTTTTCTTCTAAGAGCAAACTGCTTTTATTCCAGTCCGCAAAATTAGAGTAATTATTATCGTTGACTTTTCCATTATAAGTATTATCAAAATTTGTATTCCATTTATTATAAATATCATTCATATTTGTTGTATTATACGATGTTTGATATTGGTTGCTCTTTTTTTTATTTATTTTATCATTAAAACCGCTATTATTTTGGTCCATACTCTCCTCTTGAAAAACACGATTATTTTTGTCAATACTCTCCTCTTGAAAAATGCGATTATTTTGGTCCATACTCTCCTCTTGAAAAACGCGATTATTTTGGTCTATACTCTCCTCTTGAAAAACGCGATTATTTTGGTCCATACTCTCCTCTTTTACTTGACCCTGATAACCCAGTTTTTTCTTAATAAAATCAACAAAATTGACATCGCGAAATCGTCGCGCAATTTCTTTATAAGTTTCGATCTCCCCATTTTTATAAGCCTGTTCAACTGATTTGCTACATTCTTTCCGGCTAATGTAATTCTTATTTATTTTATCTTCCACGATTTTCTCATATTCTGCTAACCATTCCTTAAATTTCGGATTTTCCGTTATATTCTTGTATTCCTTCGGACAAGCTGGGCAAGTTGGGCATTTCTCGCAAACTGGAATCTTACTCTTCAACATATAATTGTTCATATCTGGACAAGTCGGACAGACTGGTATCTGATTTTTAGGAATGTAATCGTTCATATTCGGACAAGTTGGACAGCTCGGTATCTCATTTTTGCGAATGTAATTATTCATGTCCGGAGATGAGGGAATCTCCGATTTTAAGATGTAATTGTTCAAATCGGGACACGGTGGGACACTCGACTTCAAAACATACTTATCAATGTTTTTACATCGAGGAGCATTACATTTTGAGCAATCACCAGATGACTTCGCCAGATCAGTTTCTAAATAGTTCGCATCACCGTATACATCTTTGGAAGGAACTGTCTCATTTTCAGAACTGACAATATCCGGAACAAATTTATTGTTTGTCATATCGCGCCATTCGTAAAATGTGGAGGGTGCCTTCGACTCAAAATTTTCACGGACAACCTCATTCTGGATGTCTCTGACTTCATCATTGAATGATGTGCGCCCTATTGGAAGACCAAAGATAACTAAAACCAATAGTATTATAAAAAAGAAAAAAATTAGAATGTAATCCATAATATGTAAAGATATTAAAAATTTAGGTTGATTTTATAATTATTTTGTTATTTACCTTATGACCGATGTAATTATATTTCCGGTCTTTCATCCGGTCCTCAATAGTAAACATAATTGATGACCCTTTTTTAAGTTTGTAGTGCATTCTCAAAAAGTCGTAGGCCATTTTTCCGGCGATGATGGGCTTCTCTGCTCTAAACGCATGTTCATTATATGATTTTGGTTCAAGGAAATGGAAGGTCCTTAACTTAATTTTGCTACCACCAGCCATTCCTGTTATGGGATATTGTGATATATCACTTATTGAAGGAAATGATGAATTCTGATTCGGTGAGTATGATTGAACATACGGTTGCGTCGTAATCATTGGTTCTTGTGGTAATACTTCTTGTTGTTGTGGTTTTCTAAAAGAATTCGGAATACTCGGTAATCTGTCTCTAATTTTACTAAGCCAACCTTTTTCTTGTTGTGATATAGTATGAGATTCATTAAATATACTCCTATTTTCTGGATATTGAGACGAATTATTATACATTCTACTTCTTAAATTACGCGACATTTGTGAACTAAGTTGTTCTCTTTGAAGATATTTAATTATTTCTTGTTGATTCTGAAGAGTTTCCATAAATTTCTCAAGTTTATCATCCCAGATTCCTTTCTCAAATTCATCCGAATACATTTTAAAGATTTTAATAATTCTTTCGTAATCACTGACAAGAAACATTTTGAAAATATCGCATAATCTTAAATTAGGGTCGATTTGTGATAATAAATTTTGCGCAAAATTTGGCATAATATTGGGGTCCGACCCTTGAAGTAATGCTATACAACCTAATTCTAATTTATGATTAGCAGATATACCTTTATTTGCAATTAAATAAAAGAAGAAACTGTAATTGAAAGGATCTGATGTTTGATTTGGATTTGAAATAAAGTTGAATGGCAATGTATTCATCAATGATGGAGTTGAATTACGAACTTTTAACAGTTGGTTTGATGATTGAGTCAACAGCAGAGTTGAAGGGGAAACATTTTGCACTGGATTTAATACAGAAACATTTTTTTGATTTAAATTAGAACTATCAAACCCATTAAAAATAAGAAAATACCGCAATAAATCATAAACACTGTATTTTACATATTTTGAATCAATTCCAATAATAACTTTTTCATTCAAGTATTTATCCTTCGCCATATTAATTAATACAGATGATTTAGACATTTTAGGATAAGATTGAACATTTCCAACAACATATAATTGCGCCGGTTCAGCCTGAGGAACCAACCGACTTAAATCAATACCTTGTCCAAAAATCGAAAGGAATGTTAGCATTCTACGCAATTTATTATTATTAAATAAATATTTGTCAAAATTATAATAATTTTGCGGTTGTGGTTGTTGTGGTTGCGATTTTTTAAATTCTTGAAATCGTTTCATTTCTTTTTCTTGAGTTTGGTTTTGTATCATTTTTTTTAATTCTTGAACTTCTCTTTTTATTTCTTGAATTGAATTTTGTGTAATTTCTTGCTGTTGCGGTTGTTGCACTTGCGGTTGAGCTTGATTTCTCAAATAACTCATAAATTCATCAAGAATTTTTTGATTTTCTTGTGAAATACCTTGTAATTGTTGAGTAGATTGAATATTTCTTATTAATTTTTCAAACGAAGTAGTTCTTGATTGAAATTGTGGGTCATATGCTTTATATTCTGTTTTCGATTCATCTTTATCACGTGGATTCCATCCAACATTCATCGCGACATTACGAAACGACATTTGAAAAAATAATAAGTGATATGAAGCATCTTGATTGTCTTGATTCGTCAGTGATGGGTCTCCTCCAAGAAATAAAAATAAAACAACTAATGGTTCAATACCAAGAAATACAGCTAAACTTAATAAATTAAAACGATATCCCATTATGACTGTTCCTTTTTGTCCTTGTTTAACTTGTTTTATTAAATTCTGCAATGGTCCAGCTCTTGTAAACTCAGGGAAATGTGAAAATAATTTGTCCATTGTAATTGTAAAAAATTTATTAATAACAACTGCAATATTTTCTTTTGATTTGTCTTTTCCTAATTGTTGAACAGCTGTAATAATTTTAAAAAATATATCTGTTAGCATTCTTGCTTCATCATCTACAGATTGTTCAATTTGAGATTGAGCAAGTTGAAGTTGTTTTGGTTTTGGTTTAAATTTTGTTGCTACAAACTCTTTAAATTTTTGAAATAATGATGTCTTGGTCTGCTCAGACATTTCTGCTTTTCTTACTTGACCAAATAATTCTTCTTTTAATGATAAAATATTAGCAATATCCTCATTTGATATTTTTCTTAATTTTCTAACATCTTTTTTGAACAAATCAATCATAGAAGTAATTATTGGGACCAAAATATCTTCATTAACAATTTTAAATTTTGCTTTATTTCTTAAATCAAACGATTTTATTTGTCCTTTTTTATTTATACCAGTTCCATTTATTAATGGATTCACAAAAACTTGTAAAAATTCAAACTGTTTTGGATCAACGCGCATTATTCTTTGAATTTCATCTTTTTGTATTTCATCAAGAGATTTTTTTGTTGTTTCATTTGACCGATATGTGCTGTTATTATTAAATATAGTTGAATAGCTACTTCGATTCATATATTTCTTATTTTTATTTATATAACTCATATATAATATAAATATATTTTTAATTTATTTAACTTTATCTAAATTACACCCCCAGCATGGAATCTTTGTCTTTTCAATCCATTTATCTGAATCCGGATGTTTCTCAATCGGAAATTTCCGGAAATCGCACGTCTCATCATCTTCAAACCGCCCTCTAAATTTCAAGCACTCCTTCTTATCTTTGTTTTCGGCCTTCCAACAATAACAGGCCCCATCTAAATCCGCATATTTGCTACAATATGCATCCACACTCTTCTTACAAGTTTTATTTCCTATTTTGGCGTCTTTTTCATTCCACTTAATATCCGCACACTCATATTTTTTACAGGGGTTCTCATCATTCGTCAAAATAAAAGGACAGTTCTCTAAATCTCCCCTGAACTTAGTCTTATCTAAAATGGCTGGAACTTCGCACTTCGGGAAGTTGATTTCGAAAATGTTTTTCGCGTTGTCAATATTCGTTCCATAATCACGGGCCCCGTGATAACCGACACTCTTCGCTAACTTCGACCCCTCTGGAACAATCACGTAATAATGTCCGTTCTCGAAGGTTGTTTGGGGGCACATATCCTGACTGTGGGGTCCTCCCGTCGCGACGAGTGGTTCAATAATAAAACTCTTGACATCCCCCTTCATCTTAGAAGAAACGGATGAGATGTCCTTACCGACTGCGTTTATCTTCGTAAAATAATCGCTCACCCGCTTCATTCCAGTCTCATCGACAACCTGATTATAATAAGCAAAAGCCACTAAATTACCGTCATATGTCGCGTTAGGATTAATGGCAACATTCTTATTATCAAAATATATTTTAGGGCACGTTTCCTCTAATATAAGCGTCTGATTCAAGTAGAGTTGTATCTTTGTTCCATCATATCGGACCACAAACACGCTCTCGGTAATTGTAATCGGGTATTCAACTGCGGTCTCATACACGACCCCTCCACCAGTCAGGTATATCTTCCCGTAATTTGTGGGCACATATAGAGAAACCGCAGTCCCCTGATTTCCGGAAATGCGAACCAGCTCATTCCCTGAGGCAATAACAAGTGGGATGCTCTCTTCTTCCTCCTCTTCCACATCCCCTTTTGAACCAGTAGTAATTTTAGTCGGCTTCGATTTTACTAAAAGAAACATTGTGAATTTTGTCGTAAGTGCGAGCATATCCTTGTTCTGTAATTTGAACCCGTTGGGTCCAGTCAAAACATTTTTTCCTAATTTGAGGTCGCCTACGGCAACATTTGCAACCAAAGACGCCTTAAAATCGAATCCATTATCACTTAAATCCTTAATGACGCTTGTATTATTACGGACACTGTCTAAATTATATCCGTTGATATATGACCGCAAATTATCCACCACTGGAATATTATTTTGGTCGTTCATTTCGAATAATTCGAAATCAGTCATGTAAGCATATCCGCTCATATTATTAAAACCAACCCCAATATATAATTCCGCACGAACATTTCCGTCTCCGCCACTTGGAGTTTCAAAAATTGTATAGTAGTATTTGAACTTGTCATTTTTATTATTGTCGCGCTCGACCGTTTTAAGAGTATATTCCTTATTATTTTCGGGAAACTTTATCATATGTATAAGTGCCTCATTCTTCGTAGAATAATAGAGACATCCAAAGCAATAATATGTGGCCGGTTTGAGTTGGAAGTCCATCCGGTAATAAACAAGGTCAAAATCTCCTAATTTCGGACTGGTCGATTTTCGCAAAACATGGCTACTCTTTCCAGTATTGGGGAAAACAATGATGTCAAATTGTCCATTATGACTAACGTGATTCTCGGGATCCTTCCGGTTTATAAAAGAGCCGTTATTAATTAGGCCTTGATTATCAAAGTTTTCTATTTCCATTTTCATTTTTGTCTGGTTCTCTTGTTTAGATTTGATGACTATAAAAACGACGCAACCAATTGCGATTAATAGTAATAGTGTAAATATAATCCATAATTCTTTCATATAATTATAATAAGTTTTATTTTTTCTGAAAATGTTTTTTATTTCAATTTTGGTCTTGCTAATTTTTCATCGACTTGGATTCCCTTAGCTTCCATTAAATTAGAATAAACAACAATATCGCCTTCCTTTTTAGTTGCGTATGAGTCTAAATTGTCTAAACTACTTGAACCAAGACTATATATTTTATTTTTTCCAATAAGTAAATATCTGATTTTAACGGGGTATGACTCTCTAACTCCACGATACTCGTATTTTTCAGGGACCATCTCTAAAACTACATTCATTTTTTCTAAATTAATATTACTTGCGTCATTTTTATTGAGTCTTTTGACAAAATTATTCATAACAATTATACAATCACTAATCGATATATAAGCACCGCTTGGCTTCGAGAGAAGAATAGTTCCTACAAGCGCGCCTTGACAATCCATTGTCATATAAGATTCCCCATCATCCGTGCTTGTTGAAGCGAAAGTGTTCATATTACCAAAAAATTTAGTTGAATTATCTCCAATCGCAAAATATAAATCACCAATTGATGGGTCCCCCGCATTATATACGACACGAACCCAAGAATAAACAGTATAACCATTAATTTTGGCACCATTATAAACATTATATGATGTTGTATTACCTCCACCATCAGCTCCAAGATTACCTTTTTTATTCATACCAATATTAGCTCGTTGTGAGCAATATGCTAACATAATAAGTGGTCGTTGATATCCTAAACTAATTACTTGTGCGGTTTTTCCACTAACCGTTATATTACTCTGGGTTATCTGGTTATAACTTAAATCACTCGACACGTTTCCATCTATGCGTAGTCTCGTGTAATTACCTCCATCAAACATATCATTTCCACCATCACTAATGTAATATTCATTCCCATCTAAAGTATATTCATAAAAGTTTGGATTTTTAAAATCAGACATGAATTGAGAAAGCATATTATAAATCTTTCCTAATTGATTAAACTGTTTTTTTGGTTCAATATTTATATTACTCACTTGCCCATATAAAATATTTGCACCAGCATTTGAAACTTTAATTGAAATTCCTAATAATGGGTCTTTAACAGTTCCATTTCCATTTTTATCAAGATCAATTGTAAGATAATTATTATTATTAATAACAGTTCCATAATAGATATAACTACCATTCCAAATTGGACTATATTTCTTATCCCAAGTTGTTCGTCCCTTAGAAGATAGGTTAATCATCTTACCATTTATTGTATCTTTCAAATCAAAACTGGGTTTTTCTTTATTAACGAAATCATTCGGAGATGTAATCTCAATCCAATCATTATCACTAATTGTTAAAGATTTATCAATAATCGTATCTGACTCAATATTCCATTCCATCCCATTTTCAGTAAGATATACGGATCCATTATTTTTATAAAGGTATCCATCATTCATCTGGTAGGAAAGAAACATTCCAGTTTTGGAATGTTGAATCGTAAAAAGATTTCTACCGGATGTCTTAATTAATTTCCAATATTGATTCGATCCTCCTCTATACATATTCATCTTAATCTCATTATCAACAACTTCTAAATAAAATGATGGATATGAAGATGTTTTAATGTAGGAGTTCTGTCCTCCGTAATTAGATTGAACAAATTCAATATCCCATTTCTGTGGATTATTTGTATCCAAATATGTTATATCCGTAATTTCATTCCTATCAGTATTCTTATAATCATATAATTCAAATTGATCTGTGCTACCAGATAAATATACAAATGACTGATTATTCTCGTTTGAAAATACTAAATATTGCTTGGTTTTTGTATTATGCGATGAAATTAAACTGTCTTTATAAATATATTTTTTTTCAGATTCAAGTTTAACTGGTTCATCATAAATTTTTCCTTGGAAATCAATCATTTTAAACTCACCGTTATCAAATAATTTATATCCATTTAAATTACTTAATCCAAATTCATTATCTTTTTTTAGAATCGAATTATATTCATCTTGACTTTTAAAAACAATAGTAATTGTTGTGCTTTCGTCAGACTTAGAATTAATATCTAAACTATAATCTGGTTTTTTAATATTTAATTTTCCAGATGTTATTAAAATAATATATGTATTATCTTTTGTAGAATCAAATAATTTTATAATTTCTGACTCATTTTTTAAAACATGATGTTTTATTTTTCCTTCAATATCAACTTGTATTAAATTCAATGCGTTTTCATTATCAAATGTTTGTTTATTAATTGAACAATCAAAATATTCCTTTTTAACTAAAAGATAGTCAATTATTATTGATTTTAATTTCTTTTTATCAATTTTTAATTTAAGAGGGTCAATAAGGGGAATATATAATTCATTTTTATTATCGACGGGTTCTTTATCATCACATATTCCTGCGCATTCATTACATTCTGATGCTTTCGTTTTTTTCTGGTTCGTATAATAAATATCAAGAGATGAATTTGTGAATTTTTCTAATTGGACAATATTTTTATCTAAATGAATAAATGGTGCGCTAACCAACACGAAAAACATAAAAAGAATCGGTATTTTATAATCAATTTGTTTATTAATTGCGAGAATTACAAATATTACTAATACAATTAAAATAATGGAACCGAATATAATTATCATATTATATTATATTAAACTATTTTAATTTATGAAATTAAATTAAAATAAATTTTCAGTTAGCTATCAACGGGAGCCCATTCATCCCATTCAGACCATTTATCTCCAAACATAATTGGAGCAGGAGGATTCTTCTCATTTAGAATTTGGTTCTGGCGGTCTTGTTCATAGTTGCTCTGTTGTCGAACCGCTGGTATTTCGGTCCCTCCTACATTTTTATTCAATGGATTATCTAAATAAGATGGGTAATATACGGAGTTTGTAGGAGTGTCTCTGGATTGACTATACGATGACTCATTATTACCAAAACCTGAACCTGAACCAAACCCGAATCCAGATTCCAAACCCGAATCAAACCGGTATCTATTCATATTTGTATCAGGATTATTAAATCCATTGAGTGCGACAGGATTATTATAACTAACATTAATATTGATTGGATTTATTGAACGAACCAGTTTATTTGTCATTTGATGTTTCTTATTTTCTAAATATTTATTTACATTTGGGCGCTTCGATTCTTTTTTCATTGCTTGTTCCTCTTTCGGATTTTTTTCTCCAATTATTGAATAATATTTGTTTTCTTCCTCTTGAAGAGGTTGAGGAACATTTTGTTTTTCTTCTTGTTTCTGTTCTGGTTGACTTGGTAAAAATTGGGTTTCCTCTTCTTGTGGAAATACTTGTGGCGCGGGAACAGATGGCTTATTCTCTTCTTCCATTTGTATTTGATTCGCTGGAAGTTTCATTGTTTGGTCTCCTTGATACTGGTTTTGTTCTTCTTCCTCCTCTGAAAAAGTTGATAATCTTTTCAAAAGATTCGAACCAGCCCCATCAAAATTCTCCATCATATCAGAAATTGATGAATCAGATTGTTGATTCAGGAACTTCTCTAATTTTTTTTCATATGTTATTTCTGCGGAGTAGTTAATAATCAAATATATGATAATTGCTAAAACTGGGATATTAATGATATCATTCGGTGTAAATGTTCTATGAAGTAAATATACAAATAGCGTTGAAACAAATACCGCGAAAATAAAATAGGAGAGTCTTTGTAATATTATCATTAATTTATATTATATAATATTTTTTCTTTGAATATATTAATTTATGGATAATTTATATAAATGTAGTGATATATTAGAATTAATAAAAGATGATTTCATTATGGACAAAAAAATGAAATTAAAATTGAAACCTAAAATGACGGATGGTCTAAATGGACTAATGATTATTTATGCACCATGGTGTTCATATTGCGTCTCATCTAAAAATATGTGGATTAATATGGCAAGATTATTCAAATACAAATTTAAAATATATGCCTTTAATTCTTACAATTTCCGTGATGCAAATAATGACCTAACGATTCCTCTTGATATTAGAACCTACCCGCTTGTTAAATTCATAAGAAAAGATGGTTCTATTTTCAATTACAGATACGATGAATCAGAATCAGAGATTACTAAATTCATAATCAAAAATTCGTAGTGTAGTTTTTCCTTAATATCATGAAAAGAATAAGAATTGCGATGAGAAATGTTAGAATAAATATAATTGATGTTATAATTACGAATGGATATATTTTATCAACTATATACATAAATATTGGGTCAATAACTTGTCTTTTTATTTTTTCTTTGCTCTCAGTTGTGCTTATCTCTTCCACGAAGTATTCAATAACCGACTTCGACACTTTTTCAATCATTTTTATTCTATACAACAAATTTATAATAATTCTCAAACTTAAAGAAAATAATATATTCAGTTTCATGGCAGAATATATTACCGTATTCAATACAAAGTCCTTATATGGAGTTGAACAGAGCGGTGGAATTTATTATTTGAAAGTTATACTCGATGATTCCCATTCTTTTGTAAAAGAGCGGTTAGAATACTTAGAACAAAAGGAATGTGAGCGCATAATTAAAGCGGACCGATTTGACGAATTACCCATAATGAGTAATATGCGGAAGATGGATAATGGGACCGTCATTCTGCGGATTAGAATAATTGTAATGCGAGGACGGAAAATTTATAAAATGAAATATGACCGTAATGTTCATAAGGAAGATTATCTGACTGGTGTGGATGAATTACACATTGATAGTCATATCGATGTCAAATTTAAGGTCGGGACTGGTTATACTTTTATGGCGAATGGGAAAGCCCATTTTGGATTGAATATATATTTAGATGAGGTTATGTTATATTAAGGTGTTGCGTAATACTTTTATTTTTAAAAAAACATACAATATAAATGGATGAAAAAGTTTTCAATCATTCAAATTACCACTCAAAAGATGATGCCAACGTTAAATATTCTCACGCGAAACGTTTAGATGGAAATGGTGTTTTATTTTCGGGTGTTCATTATTTAGAGGATAATAAGAAAAATCGGATTCTATACGAGTTTCAGTCTTCCGGTATTGAATTATACAAAGGAAAGGTTAAGTTCTTCTTGGATGAATCATTACAGGAATTTATTGAAGGATTAGATGAGTTGAATATTGGAAAGGTTTATGACAATAGTAAGAAGTGGTTTGATAAATCATTTGATTATGATAAGGTTGATCGGTGGTATAGTCGCCCAATAATTACAAAATCGAAGAGAGGTAATTTTATATTATGTCGCCCTTCAAAGGAAGTTAAAGTGGAGGACACTAAAAACAGAAAATTGAATTTAGAAGATATTACATCTGAGTGTGTTGTCAGAATTGAGTTTATAGGTTTAGAATTTTATAAAGAGAATATTGTTCCTGTTTATTTATTAGATTCAGTTATATGTAGGGCGAAGAATGAAGACATTATTGACAGCCAAGATGAGGAGTCAGGAATATCATCTAATGAGGAAACTGACAGCAACGAACATTTAGAGGAAGTTGAGGTTGAAAATTTCAAACAAGAGGAACATAAAGAAGTTTCTGAGCAGAATGAGATAAAGACTAAAACATTAGAGAGGCAATTGGTTTTAGAACACAAGGATGAGATTTCTTTATATAATGAGGAGTCATGCGTCTTTAATGAATCGGCGAGGCGTCAAATTGAGATTGAAATTGAAAAATTGCGCGAATTGAAGATGAATGAATTAAGAGAGAAGCGAAAACAACACCGTGAGAAATCGAAAGAATTGAGCAACAGTCATATTTTAGAAAACTGATTTTTTGATTAATTTATTTATAATAAAGTTTTTTGCTTTATTTTTTTTATCTGTTTTTAATATAAATGGTCGAAGGAAATTCATATACATTGGCAATTGTAATCATACTTGGTTTAGTTGCTATATTTTTAATTTATTGGTTTGCTATTCGAAATAAGACTTGTGATAATAAGGTTCAACAATATGAAGGATATGAAAATGGAGAAGAAGATGAAGATGAAAATCCGGATGGTCAAGAAAACTTTGAAGTTAGAATGAACAAGAAAGATGAAAATAAAAAGCGTTTTTCAGAGGCCCAAAATGATCCCCCCGAGACTCAACGCCCCCCAATGAACGGCGATTTAGTGGGTGAAGGAAATCAGGCTGAGTTTAGTAATAATCCCGCAGTCCAGCAATTAAGGCAGGCCGCCTGTTTTCCCAAAGAGATGCTAACACCGGATGAGCTCAAACCTCAGGACAATAGCTCACTTTGGGCGCAAGTTAACCCCGCCGGTGAGGGTAGCTTGAAGGGACGCAGTTTCCTCCAAGCCGGCCACAATATCGGAATCAACACGGTAGGACAGACTATGCGCAATGCTAACCTCCAAATTCGTTCCGAGCCTCCCAACCCTCAGGTCAGCGTTTCTCCTTGGAACCAGACCACAATCGAGCCCGACACTGCGAGAAAGCCCCTCGAAATCGGTGGTTGTGCTTAAACTTTGCGATTCTTTAATAATTTTTCGTATTACAACCATAAAAAATGGTTTAAAGATTTTTGTATTGTTAATACAAAAATGTATTCTCCAAAGAATCCTTATTATTCAGCAATGACTGTTCGCTCCGGAATTCACAAGCCCATTTTTCGCAAAGGAGGTCCAAGCACAACCAAAGAAAAAGAGAAGAATAGTCCTCTTCCTGACATTGATATTTCGAAGATGATGAAGGGTCTCGGTGATGGATCGAAAGGAGTTTCCCGTGATAAGAATCATATTTTCTTTTATGATGATGTTTCAACTGAGAGTTGTCTGGAATTAAATCGGGAGATTCAGGCTGCCGTTCGCGAGTTGCGCAGTTATAGTTTAGATTATAATTGCGAGAGTCCTAAGATTTACATCCACATCAATAGCTATGGTGGTGAATTACTGGCGTGTTTTTCGACGCTGGACTATATTAAGAACTGTCCGGTTCCGGTGGTTTCGATTATTGAGGGGTGTGCTGCGAGCGCGGCGACCCTAATCAGCGTTGTTGCTAGTGAGCGCTATATGACTACGAGCTCTTGGATGCTTATTCATCAATTGAGCGGTGGATATTGGGGGAAGTATGAGGAGATGGAGGAGGATTTAGACAATAGCCGGAAGTTTATGGAAAAGATTTATGAGATTTATGAGGAGCATACGAAGTTGAAGAGGTCTGAGCTCAAAAAGATTTTGAAGCGGGATGAGTGGTGGGACTATCAGACTTGTTTGAAGAATGGTTTAGTGGATGGGGTCTATAATGGATGGGGTGGTGTATCTGGTGGCGGTAGCTCTCACGCTCCCACGAGCTCAGGTGCCGGAGGTGTTATAACCCGCAGTTCATCAAAGAAGTAGGCGCTTATTCGATTAAATACTATAAATATAATAGTTGTTTGATATTATGAATCACTTGACTCATGATATTGTAGAAATGGATGGAATATGGAGCCGGAAGATGAAAATTGAGATGATGGACTGCTTGATAAGGAATGCGACCCGCTCCATTTTTATAAATTTTGGGTATATAGTTGGCGGGGTTGATGCGAAGTATGTATTGGACCAGTTGATTGCGAAGAAGGAGAATAATCCGTCGATTCGGATAGTCATCTGCTTAATTTTTGTTCAGACGTCTTATGAAGAAGACTATATGCTTTTATTGAGGAATACACTGGACGATGTTTTTGTTTTGTATCATGGAATTATACGAATTGACAACTTCCCATATTTTCATTTATCCGCTTGTCATCACAAGTGTGCTCTTTTTGATGAAAAAGAGCTAATTATTGGAAGTTGCAATTATAAGGATGGTTTCATGTATCCGGATGATGTGGATTATGTATCTAATAGAAATAATTTTAAAAAGAAATTGAACCACATATTTCATCTGAACTTCATCACGAAGAAGTTTGTGGAGTTCGATGTTTATATAAAATTCGATCGCGAAATGGTAGAATTGTTCAATCTGTTTTACAAAGTTATCAGTGGGATAACAATCCAAAAATGCGATTTGGTTGGCTACAATTTCAAAATGGAGATGACTGGAATTAATTACGGGCGCAAATATCCAATTATTAATATATTACGAGATTCTAAGGAATCAGTAGATATA